TCCGCTTGTTCTTTAGGGAGAATAAATTCCTGCCCGTCACCGTAAACCAATCCGTTTATTTTTAAATTATGGTTTGACGGCGAAACGTGAGGGACTCCGCCGTTATCGTAATCCGTCAAAGCAATACGGCCCGCGAGCTGTACGGATAAATGATATTTGTACCCGTCAAGCTCCGTTTCGGGATAGCAGGCAATCATATTGACGCCGGCATAGTTATTATCATTTTTCCATTTAGCGACGTCCGAATATTTTATACGATTACCGTCTTTGTCAACCGTAGGCAAATCCACCAACGCGACGGCATTAAAACAGCCGTTGATATTTTTAGCCTTTGTTTCCATAACCGCCGCGACAGACGGTTCACAAGAAAATCCGGGGGCGACTATCTGACAGGGAATTTTCCCGAATCTCGCGAAGATTTCGGAAATTAACTCCAGACCCATGTTTCTGCCCGTCTCATCGTCAAAGCCCCCGATAATATCAAACTTATCAACCTCTTCGGGTTTTAGTTTTGTATATTCGATTTCCAATGTCGCCCCCGATTCAATACCGCCCTCAACACCGGAAAGAGCGTTGATAACAACAAATCCGTCATCATCAAAAGACAATGTGTAGTGAGTACCCAAAGTATAGCAGCCGTCACCGTTTTTTATTTTAACGGTATCCTTGAGTACTCCGTCAGCCTCAACAATTCCGCTGTAACCGCTTAATGTGACGCTTGCACCCGTAACATCTTCCTTATGTGTTTCGGGGTCAAGCACATTGACAATAACGCAAGGCGAAACCCCATACAAAGAAAATGTACCTTGAATAACCTCACAAGAAGTATAATTGTCCCAAATTTCTTTCTTTGTACCGAATCCAAAAGCGGAAACCGCCTCTGAGTATGAATAACAAAGCTTAGGTACATTCGTAACACCATAAGGATTTTCCGACAAATGAACGGGCGCGGTTACAAAAAATACGGGCATAGCGGATTCGGTCTCGACGGGAGCGACAATACTTGTTGAATCCTCATTGATATAAACACCGTGTTTATAAGCCATCACAATAAACCTCCCTCGTCAATAATTTTAATACAGTCCGAATACAGTCTGTGTTCTTCCGTTCCTTTACTCTCAACTTTTCTTTTAAATTCCGCAAGTTTTTCAATGTCAATAACCAATCTCCCGAAAACGGGGTTTCTTGAAATAAAATCCGATACATATTCGGGTAACTTCTTATAAATCTTTCCCGAAGTTAAAATATTATCGGGAACAGGCGGCCCCATATAGATAACCGCTTTCGGTTCAGCCGTCTTTTTCTTTTCAAAAGCCTTTACCGCCGTTTTTTTTGTGTTCTTTTTCTCTTCCGATTCTTTGACCTCGGACATCTTATCTATGTCCCGTGTTTTTGAATCTTCTTTACTGTCCATATAATAAAACCTCCTTTTCCTGACCGTTTCAAAAATTTTTACTTGTATATTCGGGAACTCCGATTATAAAATCCGCGTTTATCTGCCCTTCCCAGATGGGGTAATATTGTTCTTCCGATACTTCCATTGAAAAATTATCCTCAAAAAGTCTCACCTTCGGGTTGTATGTGCCGTTAAACAACGCTTGCCTTGTATACTCCATAATATTCCATAAATCACAATAACCGCTTCCGTCATCAACAGTAACAGGTTCATTATCTATACCTCTTATCCCCCAACAGTGACAGCCAAATAATATAACGGTTTTCAGACAATGAATATTTTTACCGTTTATCTTTCTTGTCTCCAGTTTATTTACACGGAAACATATATACGGCAATTCGGATATATCCGAATCATTATTCATTTTCGGAAGCAGAAATCCTCTTATAACTTTTGGTTTTTTATAAATTTCCCTGCTTTTTTCCTTGTCAAATCCTTTAAGCTTGAATTTTGAAGCAACCTTTCGGTCAAGAAAATCAATAAAATCCTCTTCAAATTCCATCGGCGTAAGCATATCATACCTCCTTATTTCATAGCCTTTTGAATTACCTTGTCAATAGCTTTATCAACAGCTTTATCAAATCTATCTTCCATTTCTTTTATAATAGACTGTGAAACATCTTTATGATAAAGCATTTGACTTGTACCGGGTCCATAAAGTTGTTTCATTCCAACTCTTTCATAAGGCTGACCCGCAATAGCCATTGTACCATCATTCCTCCTTCTGTTTCTTTTATACTTTTTACCCGCATAGGTTCCGCTTTTTGGTACAATTCTTGACTCAGATGTAAGATTTCTAAACATACCATAATGCCCATTTTGCATAGTAGCTACAAATGCTTTGGGAATAGTGACTAAATTTTTTTTCTGAAAACAATGCGCTTTTGTAACTCCGACATTTTTCCTGCCCTTCTTTTTAACTGATTTTTCAGTCGGGCTATGGCTAAAATATGTCAAAGAATTCGGACGTCCCATTGTGTACACAGACGCTGACAATTTTGACTGTGTTGCTTTTTCAGTTTGAACTTTCCCATTTTTATCAAGTCTTCTTGTTTTTATAGTATATATGTCTCTCATTTTTTTAAGGGCAAACTTTTTCATATCTTCGCCACCGCTTGGACTTATAACTTCATTCAAAGTTTCCTTTAAACCTTTGTCAAACCCATTTTTAGCTACATCATTAAGTTTTTTAAGCTTTTCTTCGATACTTTTCCAATCAACATCAATACTGACACTTTCATTAAAATTCCCCGACATAAAATCACACCCCCGCGTTTTTTCCTATTGTAACCGTCAAAACGCCGAATCCGTCATCGGAAACATCCGCTATCTGATACATTTCGTTATCAAAAAAGAAACTGCCGTTTATCTTTGGAATAAACCCAAGCAACTCCTTTTGTACATAAAACAAAATCATTTTTTCATATACTCTGTCAAGGGGAGTAAATTTACTTTCAACAAGCTCGTTCATTTTATCGTCGTCAACCACAACGGGTATTTCTTTATCGTTAATCAGATGATTTTCCGCGAACTCGTCAAGGTTGAAGAAAACATTTTGAATATCACAGGCGGCACTTTTTTTAAATATCATAGGTTCGTATTCCTCCTCAAAATCCGAACCCGTTTCAAAATCCGTTTCAATCCCCATCGGTTTCCCGCGCCTCCTCGATATAATTCAGCAAAGAATTAATCATTTCTTCCCTTGTCGATTCCTCGGATACGTCAACCCCGATTTTACCGCCGTATTCAGCCAGTTCCGCTTTGGACCTCATTTTCCTTAACCCGTTCTCATCAAGAAAAACCGCCTGTTCGGGTTTATGAATATCAAAGTCGGTTATTTCGCCCCTTGAAAAAACAGCGCCTATTTTAATAAATCTCAAAATATCCCTCTTCGAAAACTCATTTCCGAGGACGTCACCTTTTTTATATGTTTTTTTGCGGCTTTTAATATTCATATTCGCGATATACATCTCATTCACCCTCACTTTCGGACAAAACCACACCGACAAACCAGCTTGAAACATCAAAAGGCATAGGAACGGGACGTGAGGTAAGTCTTACCATCTGAATATTGTTATTCTTATCAACCCACTGCTTCGGTACAATCTCCGCCTCATATGTGACAAAACCCTCGTCGCCTTCAATCTGCGTAACCGCGCCATACTCAATACTCCCTATTCCGCCGCTGCCGGCAAGAAGTACGTGCCCGTAAGGAATCATCGATTCTTCCTCGCCCTCATCATTAATGAACCACTCGTCGTAGGAGTAAATATCAAGGTCAAGCTCCGCGATTCTTCCGAGAAAAGTCAAAGCCGGATTTACGACTCTCGGTTCAATAACAATATTTTTCAAATTCAACACATTCATAGCTTTTATCACAAAAGCATTTGACAGAAACACATCGGCGGATTCCGAACCCATAATACAGATATTGGGAGCGGCTCCCGTCTGTTTGATAACCGTTCTTCGCCATTCCTTTAAATCCCGTACGGGATTCACGGAAGCGGCCGACCAAAGCATATCACTTGAAAGGACGACCTTGTTCTCAAAACCGAAATCAACGGAAATATCTATTCCGTCATCGGGAACAACAACGCTGATTTTTCCGTTAAATAAAATCTCACGCGCGAGCCACTCCGTTCTGTCGGCAATAGCCTTTTCCAAATCCCTCAAATCCCCCGCGAGAAGCTCGTCCGCTCTTTCCTCGGGTGTTTTTTTACTGTAAATATTTTCCCCAAGACCCCTTTTGACAATATCATCAACAGTCATAATTCTTTCGGGTGCGAGTTTGGGAGTCGTGATTGAATTTGTAACAAAGCCCTCCCTTGTCAGAATTTTACCGCCCTTTCTCGGGGCGACAAAAGGCGCGAGCTTTCTTTTGCTCTTTTTTACATCAACTTCTATTTTTTCGGCGACATGAGTTCTGTGAACTTTAAAAAACGTATCCGCAAAAAATGTTTTCATCGGATTTCTGAGTTCAATAGCCTCAAGCATTTCTCTTGTATCATAATTACCCATTAAATTTTCCTCCTTTGCCATAGCGTGCTACACGCACTCCGCAACATTTTCAAAATAAATCAAAAGCTTTCTGAGTTCATATTCATAGCCGGAAATATCCGCGCCCTCCGCGGCAAAGACGGCGGAACGGTTAAATATTCCCGACAGATAAACGGCTGCATTAACTTTTTCGTCGGCCGTGTCAACCGTATCCGCCAAAATCCCGTAAGGCACAATATCAGCCGTTTCAGACGAACCCATAATATAAAACTTGCCGTCCGAGCTTTTACCGATTAGCGTACCTCTTTTAACGATACCCTGACCGCTTTCGATTTCAGCGAATCCCGTCAAGACGGGAATCGACGACCCCGCGAACAGTTTATCGGGAACAAATTCACTTTCTTTTTTAAAATATTTCATTATTTTATGCCTCCTTTGTTCATAAAGCCGGCAAGACGTTTTATTCTTTCTTCTTTTCCGCTGCCCGCGCCGAAAAGGCTGTCCCGTGAGTAGACATCTTTAACCTTTGATTCCGAATTATCGGAAACAATATCCTCAAAAGTTTCCGCCGCAGCGCTTTTATTTGCTTTCAAAGCATTAAAAGCAAGCTCCGCCGCTGAAATACAATCCTCATACTTTGCGTTATCAACCATTTTCTTAGGCAGACTTACCGCGATTTCATCAATGGCCTTTAATCTTTCCCTTTCCCGCCGTGCCGCTTCTTTCCCGATTTCGTTATAAATATCGGGATACTTGTCTTTTACTTCCCGTAACGTCATAATGTTTTCCTCCCTTTTATCGTTAATTTGATTTTTTGTGTCTGAGTCGGTATAAAAAAAAGGCTCTCTTGAAGCCTTTTCTCTGTCTTTCTCTGTATTTTTTATTTTTTCTTTGGGAAAATTTTTAAAGCGCTCAATATCGCAAATAAAATTATTTACAACGGCAAATCTATCATTCGCGAAATTTAAAAAATTACCGTTTTCCGAATTTTGATGCACCTCATCAATAATACCTTCCTCCAAAGCCTCTTTACCCGTATACCAAGTTTCATTGTCCATTAATTCGGCTAATTCCTCTTCGGTTTTATCGATTCTTGAAAGATACGCCTCAATAATCGACTTTTTAACCGCGTTTACGGAATTTTTGCATTTCTCAAGCTTGGACTCATCAAAATATCCCATAAGCCCGACACTTGGATTATGTATCATAATCAATGAGTTTTTTTCGGCTTTGATTGTATCCCCCGCCATAGCGATAACGGTAGCCGCGCTTGCGCAGATTCCCTCAATCTCGATATTAATATTCGCGGGGTGTTTTTTTAGCTGAGAATAAATCGCGTTTGCCGCGAAAACATCACCGCCGCCGCTGTTAATATATACAGTTATATCTTTGCAGTCACCCAAAGCCTTTAACTCATTCACAAAGTTCCCGTAAGATACACAATCTTCGGCAAACCACGGTTCTTCCGATACTATTTCACCGTATAAATATAATTCGGCATTGTTATCGGACAAGTTTTTAAACTGCCAAAAATTACGCATTTTCCATACCTCCGGCATCTGATATTTTTTTCATTTCCCTTGCCTCCCTTTTAAGCTGAACGGCGTTCGTCATAAAATCACCGCCCATTGTTTCAACAGACTCCGTTTCTCTTGTACTTATACCTAATTCAACTCTTTTTTGAGCGGCCGTAACCTCTTTTACAGGGTCAATCTGCCCCTGTGCCGGACCGTTCCAGATACAGCCGCACCAAGCCTTTTTAACGGCAGGGTCAAGGAAAAATCCCGGAGCGCTTATTCTTCCCTTAGCGACCGCTTCCGTAAGCCATAACTCATAAACAGGCTTGCAAAAATCATTGACAAGCCACACTCTTTTCATCTTTACGGCTTTAAAAAACTCCAAAAGCGCCGCTCTTGAAGCGGAATAATTGGAATTAAACGATTTTATTAAAATCTCAACGGGAACTTCAAGCGCCGCGCCGATATATTTGGCCATTGAAGACACAAAACCGTCAAAATTTATGTTAGGCCTTTTAGGGTCCGCGATTTCAATACTCTCGTTTGGATTCAGCATTACAATACCGCCTTGGGACAATTCATAATCATCGGGGTCTGACGTAACTTTTTCATCATACCCGATACCTCCGCCGAAAGGAATGTCGCTTGTAGGTAAAGTTGTT